ATAAACTAAAACTTAAACTAGTTAATTGTGTCAGCTGTGATTTCATTACCAGGGATGAATTCACCAGCAACAAGTAACCAAGAATAATCTCCAACGTCAGGAGTTTCTGCACCTGTGTTAAGTTCCTCAATGTCAACTCTCTTACCATCAACAATCTTGTATGTTGAAAGAAGTTTCATATCATACATTGTTGAGAAGCCTTGACTCATTGTACCATCAGCAAATCCAAGAAGCTGTGTAGGAACGATTGCCATATAAGGAGCATATACACCAGCTGATGTCTGTAAATCAGAACCATTAACGCCGAAGAAGAATCTGTTCTCATCAATTGAAGGAGAAACAAATACTTTTAATCCATCAACAGTACCAGCAAGGTAAGGTCCATTGATTGTTGAAACAGAAGCTGCATTCCATCCAGGTAAATAAGGAAGAATTGTAAGGATGTTTGCACCAACTACCATATAGTTAGGAGCGAACTTCTGAGTTCTTTGATAGATGATTTTCTTAGCACGAGCAATGATTTCAGTAAATGTCTCATAGTACTGTGAACGACTTACGTAAGTACCATTACCATTTTTCTTAACGTGCTCATCATAGCTTTCAAATCTTAATGAACGGTCAAGTTCTGCACCCTTGTTAAGCATAAATACGCCTTCGGTATCAATCTCATAAGCAAGTTCGCCTTGAGCTTGAGTGCTTAACTGCTCACCGATGTCATAACCGTAATCAGTCTTAGCTTGGAAAGCAGCGATTTGGCTGTAGTAAACAGCAATTCTACGAGCGTGTGCGTGTAATTGCATATAGCTCATTTTAGCTTTCAATGTAGGAATAGCGTTTCCGTTGTTACCTTCTTGAGGAATGATAACGTTGTCATAAGTATAAGCAACTTTACCTTTTGAAGGTGCTTCATACTTACCATCTTCACCTGCTGTTAAAGGAGTGTAAGCAGTTGCACCGTCAGCACAGAATTTAACTGAGCCTGCAACTGGTTCCCAAGCAAATGCGATTGTTCCAGCTTCAACAGGTTCTACAATCTTATCAGATGTGTAGTTAACTCTGTCTTCAGTCATCTTAGGATGTCTGTAAACGCCGTTGAATAAATCACCGTCTGTAACTCCACCTTTAGTTACACCAGCAGTATAACGTAGATATGTGATGTATCCAGTGATAGAGCTCATTGGTTGAGTTAACATTAAATCTGGAAGAATTAAGTTAGGAAGTGCAACAGTTGAAACGTTTAAGCAAAATCTCTTGTAATCGCCAAGAGCGCTTCTTTGTGTAGCTGCACTGTTGTCAAATGCTTCGTTGATGAATTTGCTTGTATTGTTTAATACAGAAGCAATAAGAAGCTTTTTGTTAGCACTCATACGAGCACCATTGTGTGACTTCTGATGAACAGATTCAGAAATAGAAAGTCTGTTCTTATAAGATTCTAATAAAGTAGCCATTCTATAATGTCCTTTCGTAGTTTAGTTAATTAAATTAAATAGTGAACTATCAACTACATCATCAGGATTTGTAAATCTTTGAGTAGATGTGTCTTCTTTCAAAGTTACACGGCTAATATTTGCATTACCTAATTCAAATGGTAACTTGTTCATATTACGTTTATAACTTCTCAAACCCTCGCAAACAGAATCAATATCATCGAAAGAATATCCCTCGCTTAATCGGTTCTTTATTTCGTTTGCTGTGATTCCTAAGTTAAGAGCTTTACTGTGAATATAGCGGTCAACAGCTTCGGCAGCTTGCTTTCTATAAGACTCAACTAATTCATTACTGCGACTTAACTTTTGTGCATACTGTGAATTCTTTATCTGAGAATCAGTCTTTAAAGACTCAAGTTCTTCTTTTAAAGCTTTCACTTCTGCTTGAGCACTATTACGTGCTCTTTGAACGCTTTCATTTAACTTTTTGTTCTCAGCTTGTAGTTCTAAGATTCGTGTGTCACGCTGTGAAACACTTTCTTTTAACCCTAACCTTGACTTACGTGCGGCTTGAAACTTGGTTTGATAAGATTCAATAATACCTTTACGTTCATCAGCTAAATTACTCACAGACTCAAGTTGCTCTTTCATCGACTTAAGTTGATTACTTAAGGCTTGAGCTTTGCTTACTGACTCAGATAATCTCTTAACTGCGTCTTTCAACTTTGTGTTCTCTTCTTGTAGACGACTCTCTTTAGTATAACTAACTGACAGTTTTTCGTGAAGAGTAACAACCTGTCTCTGTAAGCTATGGTTTTCTTTTAAAGCTTCCTGAAGTTCGTTTACTAAATTTGTTCCGTCATCGTCGGCTACGCCTTCTTCAACTTTCTCAGTTTCTTCTGTCTTTGTTTCATCAGAAGAGTCGCTATAATCAATATCAAGATTATCAAGTGTCTCGGTCATTATTTTCCTGTCTTCAACACTTGCTCTCTCTAATGATTCGCGTAAAGCTTTCTTAAAGTTAATTTTATTTGTGTCTAATGATTCTGCTAACTGTAATCTTGCATCTTTACAAGCGGGAAGTAGCACTAAATCAAAAGCATTGAATGAATAAGTATCCTCATCAACAATTTCTTCGTTACCATCAAAATAAGTATCGCCAGAACCTCTTGATGAAATACCAAGATTAAATCCATACTTTGCTAACGCATAAGCAATACGTCCACAAGGAGTATCGATTATATCAAAATAGCCAACTAATTTACCATCAGGCCCTTTAGTGGGAGGCTCAGGCATCATAATTGCTATCTTTTCTGAATTTGTTTCATCTCTGTCTGTTGGGTGGTCAAGTTCACCTGGAACACCGCCCTGAGCAAACATTTCTTTTGTTAAAGGATTATCAAAAACCTTCTCCCATAATGATTCAGTATAACGTCTTTCATTACGTGTAGGTTTAATTACATCAGCGATTGGCCCATATAAACGACCTAGAATACCTCTACGCTGTTTTTCTTCGGGTGATAACTCTTTAAACTTCAGTTCAACATTTTCTGTAAAACTCTCTAACATTGTTACCTACTTATCACCTTTCTAATCATATTAACTGTAATCAAAATATAATACAATTTAATTTAGATAAAAAATTTCTGAAGTTAGTTGGAACACTAAAAATTATAAATATAATAATATATGTAAATTAAGTAAGTTAAGTAAATAAAGTAATTTACTTATATATGTATATTACTTATATTACTTTATTTAGACTTTCTAATGCTTTTAAATCTGCCTTGATTAACTTTAGTAATGTTATACATAATGTCAAATCATATGTCTTAAAATAGTTATTCAATACTCTGCTAATTTCTTCAGCCCTTGAATGTTTTAAAAACAATTCTTTATCTTCAACTGTGTTACTATGTAACAATATCTGTGTTAGTAAACTTGCTAAAGTTACAACTATATCTCTAGGTTCTTTTTCATCAACTTGTACAATACATTTGTAAAGTTTTGACCTCTTATTATTATAGTTAATTCTAAGTTTATCATAGAAGTTCAACACATCAAATGTTTTATAGCTATTTATGAATTTCAACACCTCTAAATCAATAGAGGTGTTTTTAACAACTTTATTTACTGCATCTTTAGTGTCAACTCCTGAATCTGATAATTCAGCAAGTAACATTAAACAGTCATTCTTTGTAATCATCTTTTGTTATCTCCTTTTGGTATAACCAACAAGTTTATTCATTATCACTATCCGTTAAGTCAATTCCTAAATCATCCGGTGACGGTAATACAGCTCCTCCGCTTGTGTCAGTAGCAGTATCATCACTTTCGGAAGATATGTCCTCGCCCGTAGGCCCTCCGCCTAAATCACCACCAAATGAATCGTTGAAGTTCATAGGAGCACCTAAATCAGCAGTTTCATCCACAGGTGGGTCCTCCTCTTCAAAAGGTGTTTCTTCTTCAAGTTTTTCAATCTGGTCCTGTAATACTTGAATTATATCGTTATCATCAATAACATTTGCAAGTAATGACTTAAGTATTTTTAGTTTAGCTACAGGGTCTTCAATCTCAGCTAACATATTCATAATGTCTGTGGTTAACTGAACTTTACTACTTAGATTGTCACGTCTATCGATTTCTTCTTGAGTAGTAGGAGGTAACATATGTATAACAAATTCATTAACATAACTATCAAGTCCTTTATCAAGAAGCATTAAGTTAACGGCATCTGTAATAGCTTGAATTAAAGCATTCTGTATTCTTTTTATCATCTTAGCATATCGGCTAGAAATGATTGATAAAGAGCTTCCACCATTAAAGCCAGTTGAGTCGTCCGTCTGTGAAAAATATTGTTTAGGAACTCTTAACTGTCCATATAGTTTATTCATATAGTAATCCAAATCCGCTAATGACTTAACATCAACGTCACCGCCGATTTGAGTTGTAGATATAGAACCCACACCGCCGTGTGTTGGGACATAGACGTTATTTTCTACGGGTCCTGGATTAGTATATTCTGTCATACCATTACCTGTGTTGATAGCGCTCTTCTGCTCTACCATTTGTTTTATGCCGAGTAATGTTTTAGTAACATTTTCTTTTGGCATATCACCAACTTCAACATTTATAAGTCTAACAATTGACGATTTGGTAATACGGTTAAGTAATACTGAATTTTCAAGTAATTGTAGTTGTCGCCATACACTATATATGTTTGATAATAACGATTGACCCTTTTTAACTTTATATGTTAATGCGTTATCGTCGTCATTAAAATCCTTATCGGTCAAGAAAATGTTTATAGTCTCTTCTTCACGTGATGCATTGTCTTCAAGGGACGCGTGAACAAATTCTGTTGGTGGATAAACATTTATATCTTGTTTTTTAAACTTATATGAATAATTCCACGTATTGAATGTTGTGTTATCGTTTCGCATAACAGTATTGGTTACAGGTGCTTCAACGTAACCGATTGTTTTACCAAAACGTGTTAACTCAAACATTGTTGCAGGATTTGCAACCATCTCCATATAATGAACATATCTATCGTTCTTTTTATATGCTTTGAGTTTTATGTCTTCATCAAGTTTTTCTTGAGCATTTTCATTTAATGTTTGTTTTTTATCTTTGTTATTATCAAACAGGATAGCATCATTATATTCAGAATCTCTATAGAGTCTTAGATATAAATCACCATATTTGCATAAACTATAACACCACTTGTAAATGTTTTTATTAACATTTAAGGAGTCAAGTAAGAACTCCACCATTTGACCGATATCATTATCTGCTGATTCAACCCATACAATATTTCCTGAATCATTACGTTCAGTAGCATCTTCAGCATAGGTTTCCACAACTGCACTTATAGTCCCATCTTCACACATTGTGTCAAAGACATTATACATCTGATTACGATTTTCCGCTTTCTGATTTAAACCGTTAAGGGACTGGATATCAAGCTGTGATGATAGTCCTGCTTGAATAATATTATTATATAATGTGTTGTTTAAATCTACGTCGCGTTTTCGCTCAGGGGCAACGACAGGTTTTATAGGTTTGTTATACAACTCGTCGTCATTAACAACAACAGTATCATCTATAATATCTGGCATTCTATCACTCCATTATTCATAATATATTATACAATTCTTACCATACCATTATGCCTTGAGAAATATATTCGCTATTAAGCGGAATGGCAGGTCCAAATCCAAAATCAAGTTGTTTAGCTTGTTCACTTGGAGAACTTGTATTAGAGGTATTTGTAGGAAGTCCGTTAAATACTCCTTTTAGTTCATTTTCAAAGTCAACTGTAATTTGTTGTAAAGTTTTAGTTTCAACAGATGAACTTACTTCAAGTGTTGACTCTATATCTTCACCATAATCAAATGCAAATTGTTCTGCATTCTGAGAAGCGTTATAAACAGCACCGCAAAGAGCATCGGCTGCGTCTTTTGAGTTTATACCTGCTGCACTGTGGTCAATTTTACCGCTGTTATTATCTCTTTCAAGACCTATGAGCTCTTCTGTTAATAATTCAGAATCGTACATAAGTATGCGTTCTTCATATATAGTAGTTCTTAGATATTGATAAGGTTTACATATATGGTCTATATCCACTCTATCAGCTGATATTACACAATAGTTAAAACCTTTAGCGGCTAGTTGCTGCCCAGTGTCAACGGACTGGAAGGTATCAGTTGATATACCTTTTATGTTAAAGCCTTGCTCTTTAAGCCAGTATATGAATTGTCTATTCTTTTCAAAAGATATTTGATAGCCTTTTGGAGCTTTAACTGATACAGAAAATCCTAACTGGAAAAATAAATCTCGTGACGGTGGTTGACCTTCTGTTGGAGGCTTCTTACCGGCTACGAACACACCTGCAATACCTGTCTTGTCTCCGGACACTGACATATCCATATGTATATACAGGGGCATATGTTTTATTTTCGGGTCAATAGCTTGTATATCAAAGAAGTCTGCATACTGTGCTTTATCCTGATTACTATTACCTACTTCAATGACATCACGTTTAAATCCGTTACGCATATTATCACGTTTAACAACTGCTAAACGGGGTCCAGATATATATCTATTTGAATTAGATAATGAGAATCCCGCAATGTCTGTCAGAGCTGTTTCAATATCGTCTAAGAAGTTTTGATAGTATCCCATAGGAACATCAAGTAATGTATATCCTCTGTCACGATACAATTTTAAATCGGTCTCAGTATAGTTAAGTGGTACAACTTCAGAACTCAAGAATTTATTACCAACTGCAACTTTAAACTTATTAGGGCTATCTTTATCCGTACGGATTATCCATTGCGGTTCATCGATAACAAGAGTTGTTTTACTTTCTTGTTTTTTCTTGCCTTCAATGAAAGTTTCCATAAATGATTGGTCTGTTCGTTTTGAAGACGCTAACACCAGTAATGTAGGATTCTTCTCGCCTTTCATAAAACGAGATTGCATACGAACAGCAGCTGTGTTGACAAGTGTCTTTGCTTTCTCTTTTTGTTTAGCAACATCTTGATTAGGCTGAAACGAAATTTCATCAAAGAATGCCCAGTAAACAGCACGACCAATTATATGTCTTGATAAAGAACCTGCTATCAATTCAATACCTTTGGGCGGATTCCAAGTTACGTTTGTAGTACCTGAAGTTGTTCCGTGTTCCATAAACCAAGGGGATGATTGCAACAACTGTTGACATTTGTCCCACGCAACGCCTTTTGACGCGTCTAGTGTAATGTTCATAAATGCAAAAGTAATCTTATCAATAGGCTGTAATCCATAATGTAAGTAAGGGTCTTTTAAACATATCATACGATACAATTCATACAAACCGCATAATACAGCTACGAAGGACTTACCAAGACCGATAGCACCTGAGAGCGCTAAAGTGTTGTAAGCAGCTGGCTCCAACGGGTCCGGAAATACTTTTTTCAAAGTTTCTACCCAGTAAGGGAATACGGTGAACTTGCCTTCGTCATTGATGAGGCCTTTACCTAGATATCTTGCGTCTGTAAGAAATGTATGTATGTCAACAGGAATCTCATCATAGTCAGCATATATTAAATCATTATATAAACTTGAAGAGCCCTCTGAAGACATTTGTTGTAATATCTTTAGAGCGAGCTCTCGTTCTTTTTCAGATAAATTTTCTAATTCTTTGAAGTCATTAGATATCATCTACTTGAACTCCTACTTAAAGTTATTTATAATATAATACAATACAAAAAGACACTTTGAGCCAATTATAACTCAAAGTGTCTTTTAATTACTTATTTAAGTTAACTTCAGATTCAATACGAGTATTGATATAAACAGTTAAATCAGCAACTGCTGTTTGTAAGTATTCTTTTGCATCTGCAGTTAATAACTTCATAACAGTATCATAAGTTTGTTTGAAGGCTTTCTTCTGTGCTTCAGCGTCAAATTTGCCTTCCTTCTTCAATGCTTCAACATAAGTTTGATTTGTTGCTATAACAGCATCACATATCGTCTTATCGAGCATATCAAAGTATTTCTTAGCTAATTCACTTTCGTGTTTGAGTTTTAATTCTGATATTTTAGCTTTGATTAGAAACACTAAGTAAAGAGTTCCTACTCCCAGTAAAGGAAATACTACTATTTCAAATAATTCAGATAAAATGTTCATCCAGTCCATTGATTATTCCTCCGTTGTACTCTCTTCTGTAACGTCATTATTTTGTTGTTCGTTCTTATCTTTTATCACTTTAACAGTTTTTATAGCTGTTAGGGCAACTATCTCTGTACCCCAGAAAGCAAACCACGCATTAGTTAAAGTAGGGCTTACTTCAACACTTGTAAAATATTGAAGTACAAAGTTGGATGCTGTGTAAAGTATTATCATTACACATATCAAAACAAGCATTATGTTTGAAACTTTTTTCTTCGGTTTAGGGCTTTTAGACATTCTTATCGCTCTCCTTATCAATACCAAATAGTTTTATAAAGAATCTAAGAACCTTTTCAAGTAACGCCATAACTACATTTATCTTATCAGTATCAAGTCCGTCATCAGGCTCAACTTGTGGTTCATCTTTACCGAAATACTTTTCAATGTCAGCATCGGATACAGTTGTTGCTAGTAAGCCGTTTGCAATCTTACGTATCTTTTGTCCATAAGTATTTTCGGCTTTCATTGCAGCTTCTGGCGTTGAATATGATGCTTTATCATACCCAGGCACTGCCCATCTACCCGCTAACTGTTCCCAATAAGGAGCAATACCTCTTGTAACATATTTAAAACGTGGGTCTAACACTGTTTCGTTATTGGGTAAAGTATCTTTACATCCATAAGCAAACAAATGTTGTAACTGAGCAGTAACACCTTCTTCGATAGTGTTAAACTTACCTCCTTCTATGCCTGTTGATGTTACACCAAGACCACAGTAGTTATGATGTTCTGGTTTAACTGCTGAGCCTTGATACTTAAACCAACCTGTTTCCAGTATTGATTGCGAAATCGCCCAAGTGGGGTCAATACCATATCTAGGAGCAAGTTTATAGAAAGCTTTTGCAATTTCAATATCAAAAGAACTATTATTGCTAAGAATATATTTTATTGCTTGTACAACCTCAGTGTCGGAGCTGTCTCTTCCTTTATCAACTATCTTCTTAGTAATCGGGAAGTTTAAATCATAAACAGCTGTAACAGTTGTTGTAGTTTCTTTCTTATCATCAGTAGGTGTAACAGGTTTCGGTGCAGGAGTTGGTTCAACTTTCGGTGCTGTGTAAGCGTAAACCTCTTTACCATTCCAATCAAATACTTTATAACCACTACCAGCTTTTTGACAAGCGTCTTTAGCATTAAGTAAAGAACTGAAAGCTCCTACTTGAGACTTACTGTCAGCCCAAGTTTTTCTCACTCTGTATAGTTTTTGCACACTTTCCTCTTGTTTAGGTGCAACGTTTTCAGACGGATTTATCCAACTGCCTGCTGATGCTCCAGTACTGTCAACACTGATATTATACATACCGTTAACACCATTTGGATACTTATTATAGATGTAGTAAGTTCCAGCCAGTAACTTATCTGTTTTTGCATTAGTTTGTGCTTTTGCGTCTGCTGCTGTAGGATATCTGTTTATACTTGTAACTACTTTATATGTTTTACCTGTTGTAGTAGTTGTTTGAGTTTGTTTCTTTGATAACTTTGCTCTTTTAACAATAACATTTACACAAGCTTGAGCACATTGAGTAGCAAACTTATCAGTAAGTATGATAGGCACATCAGTTTTACTATCCATAAACCCTAATTCAAGTAATACCGCGGGCATATTTGTTTCTCTTACTTCGTGCAAATTTGCTTTAGCAAGAGGTGTTGCACGATTACCTTTTAGACCTGTTAATGATATAAGTTCATTATAAAGTTCTTTTTGCCAAGCTAAAGTTTCGTTATTTACTGAGGTATATACAAATGCGGAAATGCCTCCGCCTGTTCCTCCATTTATACCTGCGTTAGCGTGTATAGCAAGATAAAAATCCGCTTTCCACTTGTTTGCTTTATCTGTACGTGTTTTTAAAGCTATGTCTGTTTTGCCTGTAGGGTCATCAATACGTAAGACTTCTACACCATTATAGTTTTTAAGTAGATTTTCAATCTTATCACAAATACGTCTGTTTAGATAATTCTCTCGTGTTTCATTGGGGTCAAGTGCTTTCATACAGCGTTTACCTGCTGTACTCATTCCGTGACCTGCATTTAATGCTAGTTTAAATGACATATTGATTCCTCCTCTATTTATTGTTAGGTAAATCAGTGATAGTTAGTCGAGAGTTACTTGGTCCTACCATATAACAATCAACTATGTTTTTAAACTGGTTACCAATTTTTATTTTCATATCAACTTTAAATTTTAAAGCATCACTGAAGTAGTAGTTGTTTTCTGCGACATCAATTTGTCCACTTTTTAATTTATAGTAGTAAAGACTTGATATGATGGGGTAGTAAACGGTAGTGAGACTATAACAGTTAGTGAACGCAGAGTATCCAATATTCACTGTGTTACTACTCATATAAATTGTGTGTAAGTTTGAACAGTTTTCAAAACAATATTGAGGGATTGTTGTCAACTTATTAGATAGTGTAACTGTAGTAAAAACACCTCCGCTAAAACAATACGAACTTAATTCAACAACATTATCTGGAATTATAACATTGCTAGCAGGTATTCTACCAAAACAACGTGAAGTTACGTATTTAGTGTCGGACGTAAATGTGAAAGTGTCCACCACCACTCCAGCAAATGCATAAGGAGTTATATTAGTAATAGTTCCTGCAAGTACTAATCTATCGATATAAACTATGGGGTCACCAATAGATATAGTTCGTTCAAATGCATTGTCACCTATATATTTTATAGTAGATGGTAGCGATATATGTAACACTCCTGTATACTGATTATCATAGAAGGCATAATCAGCTATAATAGTTGTACCATACAAGATATTTTCAATTTCCCGTCTGTTAAGGTTGCAACCACGAAAAGCGCTTTGAGGGACATATTCTTGGTCTTGTAAGTTGAGCCATCTATATTCATTGAATTCAAAATCAAGCTTACTACAGTTTTGAAATGTAGACACCCCAATTTGATTTACACAGTTACCACTGGTCCATATGTATTCAAGATTGTTGCAGCCCATAAAAGCACGGTCACCTAGTGTGCAACAATTAGGAGGAAGGGTAACTTGCGTTGTTGTAGTATTTCCTTCAAAAGCTCCTTGAGTAACGTTACCATCATAATCTGTTTTACCAATGACGGCGTGTACAGGCACACTCACATATGAACTAGTCTCTGAGTGTAGAGCTTGTACAGTTGAAGGTACTTGTACCATCTCTTCTGGCACATTTCCTTCCCAAGTGCTTATATAAGGACCGTTATAGCGAGTAATCACAGCATATGTACCTGATTGTCCAACTATTCCTACAGTTTCAAATTCCCATTCGCCTAAATCTGGCATAGCCATATGTGCTCACCTCTTATTCTGAATATACAAATATAATTGTACCTTCTGGCTGTTCAGGTATTGTATCTGTATCTTTAAATACTTTTATGTTGTTAGGAGATAATGCAGCACTTATTGCCGTGTCAACGTAATCTTTGTTAGCAGCGTGTTTTTTAGCTGTAGGTGTACTATGTATGTTAAAATGTCCGAACGCTGTAACATAATTAGCTCCAAACTTTAGATAATTACCACTTCCTGCGTTACCTACTTGAGTTGTTGAGTGATTAAGTACTAGATTACATTCATCATTAGTGTCAACAGAAACTTCAGCAAATTTTTGTTGACACTCGTCTGCGGAAGTTGGTACAGTTTTTGAATTATAAGGTGTAGTATGTAAGTGCTTATCATATTCTACATATAATAAGTTTTTCAGATTGTCACCGTTACTTATAATGTCAAGTCCAATATGACACACTGGGTACTGCACTGCTTCAGTACTAACCCATCCTTCAGCATCAGAAATTAAAGTAGTGCACGCATAAGGAACATATTGAACACCTTCACCGGTACCTCTTACAAGCATCAACTGAGATAGTGTATCATTGGACCAACTATATAGAAGAGTGTACGTACCTGGTAAAAGGTATATAGGTGTGTCAGTAGACATAATAATTATACCATTACTATCTGTAAGTGTAATTTCACGTTGTATTATGCCATCTAACGTAAAAGTAACAGCATTCTTATCTCGAGTGAGGCTGCTCACTTTTTCTGCATATATAAATACATCTATTGTATCACTTGTAGCTGTGAATGTTTCATTAGAAGGGAACATATTTAATCCTATGAAGTTTACGGGTACGCCAGATTTTATAGGTTCATATTCCTCATTATAAAAGGAAGATGCAGGTTCAATAAATAAGCATATTTCAGCATTTCCTTCTGATGCTTTTACATTATTTGCTACTATGTTCACATATTGACACTTATTATAAGTTGTGTCAATTATTATGTCTGTGTCTACGTTAAGAGTTTGCTCATTTCTAACAATTCCGTCTGCGTCTTTTAGTTTGATACTAAACGGAAATGACCCCGTATTCTGCAAACTATAAGTGCCATCAACAGGTAACTCAATAGTGTGGTCAATAGATAGGTCAGACGCATTTGAAGAGTTCGGTCTAAATACTACAGGGTAAATTAGACTACGGTCAATAGTCCAATCATTTCCTGAACAATGTGGCACTATTGTAGATAAATCTAGCAAATTGTTCGAGCCTACACGTATTTTCATATCAGACTGTATTTGATGTATATCGTCTAAATATATCGAACTGCCTATAACAGCTGTGCGTTCGCTAAATACAACGGTGTTAAGATGCTCTACATTTTCAATGTAAGCAACCATTTCCTCATAACTAAGGCCACTGCCACCGCCAGTTTCTACAAAAGGTAGTGCGTTTACATTTGACACTCCGTCACCAAATTTTAATCTGAATTTATTTGAAGATTGCACAGGGTAACTAACACCATTGATAGTTACCGCTGTATTATATGTTACTCCGTGTGCGTCGGGTTTATAAACAACTAGTTCGCTGTCCCTGGGAACAAAATCGACTGCTTTAGCCCACTCAATAGCCGTATCGTGTCTTGCAATACTTATACCACTATATATAGTTGGTTCTGTGCTCATTTAGATATAGTCCTTTCTATAGTGTATTTACGCAGAGAGGTTTCAAATACTACTCAACGGGTACCACATTGTAAGTTAAATCAGAGAAAGTGCACTTGCAACGAAGCGATGTAGCTGAAATCGTTTCAGAACTAACTACACATTTTGTTATCTTACCAATGCCTGTGTATGTATATAAAGTGATTGTATCAATAGCACTGTTATCATCACCTGTTCTTGTTATAGAATCAACAAGATATACTTCATTGTTGTTTCGTATTGTATATCCTAGTTTATCTGCAGCATATAATTCAGCGGGAGAATACATTTCGTTAGTTCTATTACCTGCTATATTTATAAGTATACTGCGATGTCCCTCAGGGTATGCAATGTAAGATATATGCCCATCTGCGTCAGTATCAATGAATACAACTGCACCTCTAACTAAGTTGATACCTCCAGCTTTATAAGTTGCCTCATCAGCACATAAGCACTCAACACCGTCATCAGGGAATACAGTTTCACTACCGCAAGTTATAGGTCTCAAAGATATTATCATAGTACTATCTTCAACACGATATGTGTGAACGGTATATAATCCTGAGGTCATAGTTACATCAGGTAATCTCCAAACTCTATTTAGATATTCAGTATTACGTTCATCAAGTACTTCATCTTGCACATTAGTACCTGCACTAGCGTTAGTAAACATAGAACTAACACTTCTCAGTGTAGCCACGTCTGTTCCCTTAACAGGATGTTTAACACCTCGAATATTTACAAGGCTGCTCTCAGTAGTACCACTTTCCTCTTTAGTGCCACTTATCTCTATTGTATCAGAACCATCAGTTTTAAGCGTTATTTGATAAAGTGGTTCATCTAATGATGTACGATAATTACGCCATTCAATAGGGCCGTTGTTAGTAAATCTAATAATATCACCAGCAGTGTGATTTATCGCTTCAACATATGCGGCATTACTACATAATCTTGCTGAACCCGTTCCTAGAGCAATGCGACCTCCGCTGTTGTATAGTTGCAATATTCCATTCTTTGTTACGTTTCCAGACTCATCGCAAGTATCAAGGTTGATATTATACACATCATTAGTATTGTCTGTTTTTGTAACAGTTCCAAAGAAATCCATTTTTCCTGACAAGTCCATAGATTCAGGAAATTCAATACTGCCCACGTAGTCAAAAACGGCCTTTGCACTCGGGTATTGCGTATTAGTACTATGTTCGTTAATAATTTGAGTTTTATTCTTCGCTGATTCAATATCAGTTATATTTAATACGTATGACATTCGTAACCTCCAGTTATTATAAGAAGTCAGGAACCGCAAGGGTTCCTGTCTGAATCTTACTATTATTTATAAAATCATTATACTCTTCTTCAGTGCATTCTTCGTAGCCTTCAGGACATATATCTTTCTTTACATCCATAGTACAACCAGAGTAATGAACAAGTTTATAATACATTAACTAATCTCCTAACTACAATATGTTTTGTGCATATATAACATCTGCTGAATTATCTCATCTTCAGTCAGTGGTCTATTATGTATACATATTGATATACAATTTACAATCTTGGTCGCATTACTTACATTTGCACAAGGAATTATACCGCCAGTATAAGGAAGTCCGGATAAATCCTGTAGTGTTCGATGCGAAGTTATGTATTGACCGTTTATAAAAAAGTCAAGTATATTATCGTTAGCTCTTTTTCTCAACGTTATCACACTTTTAATATTACGACATTGATATAAGTATCCGCCGGCACTGTCGTATGAATAAGGGTACACAACCTCATCAACGGTGTACGAATGATTACAATTTTGAGTATGTTTATCCATTGCTAAGTAGGTGTAATCACAATCTTCTCGTCCCATAACAGCGTCACGCATACGCAGCCATAATTCACCTTTTCTCTCTTGTAATACCCTATTGGTAAGTATTACTTCAAACTTTAAATAAAAATAATCGGTTTTTAGCATCTCAGCAGTTCCGTTACTACCTGCGCCAGCACCTTTAGGATTCAGTGCAAAAGAGACTGTCCATCCTAAGTCATTATTGCATTTATTAAATTCACTTATAGGTGTTTGAGCTGCAGCTGCGGTAATGGATTTGTTATATATTAAACCATCAGTAATGCATTCACCATTCAGCTCTCCAGCGCTCACTTCAAACGTAGTTGAAGATATGAAAGAGTCGCTCGTTGTATCATTAGTGAATCCGCTTAATGTGTTCTTATCAGGAATTATATTTAGATTATTGTTATAACAACTAAGTGTATGTGTACCACTTCTTAAAGGTATGAAATATTGTTGATTGTATACTAGTGGAGTGGCAGTAATGTTGTTACCGATGAAGAATCCATCACTCTCCGCCTCAGAAGGATGTACACAACAAGTTTTCTCTAACTGGATAACATTTCCCACAGATAAGTTGTTATCAGAGTTAATGTTTAACTTAGTGTTACTTACTGTTGGATAACTAAGCGTGTTATAATACATACAGTCCACTGTACCATTACCAACAGCTAAGCGAGCCTGACCTTTTAAAGGGTCAATATGGTGCTTATAACTTTTTTCAAGTATCTTTCGACTTTCGTAAGACGAACTTATTCTCCATTCGCTATCACTATTTAACCTATATAGGTTATGTATCTTACTGTATATGACCCACAGTATAGCAGTCATTGCAGTATGTAGAGGGGTTGCAAAAGATGTTCCGCTACCGCATACAATACTCTTTAGTGCTGTGTTATAATATCGTACACTTTCTCCATAGCAACTATATGTGTAAGAGTGTGGCTGTTTTGACACATCGGCAGTTGAAAACGCACTGAACTGTTTATCTAAACTAATCGAGCTGACAAAACGGCAGTTTTCGGACATTATATAAGAAGTTGCTGTGTTACTGGGGCTATCCGTGGTGTAAGGAAATCCGTCACCATCATTTCCTTGAGCGTTAAAAGCAAAGATGCGTTGTAAAGATTGACTATTCAATTCATTCTGAAATTGGTAAGAGGGTGTTTTTACATCTCCTACAAATTGTTGACCTAAAGACCTTGTAAATAAGTTAATATCATCCATATTAACGCACGTTATGTTTGATTGTGGATGACAATTATTATTATAGTACACTTGAGAAGCGTTACTTAAGTCGCTTACATATACTCCACAGCCTCTTGCTACTAGTGCAGTCCAGTCGGCTTGAGTACTTTCGTGCCAAGCTACTGATTGATTCTTTGACGCTGACGCGGTTGACAATAAATAATATCTGGATTCTGGACTAATACCGTAAGTAGTATTTGTAATGGAGGTGATGCCACGGTCTCCCATAAAACTATAGCAACTTTCACCGTGGTCGGACGTAAGTAGTTTAAAAGCCTCTTCAGTACCATCCTCACGTTTTAGAGTGCTTAATTTGCGTTCGTCATCTGGGGTAGGAATAATAATAATATCAGAAAACACTTTATAGCATCCAGGCTCAAGCCAAGGGCATAGCACATTCTTGATATTCGTATCAATCTCATCTTCTGACGTAAACACAGGCACTGGAGCTACGCCTCCTGTGGTGCTCCAACCGTCAGGCTCCCAACCTACCCATCCAAATGCGTGAACTCTATTAAAGTTAACTGATGGATGAATCCAGTTATTACAATCAACTGATGTTATACCAACGCCTTCGCCTTTTTCTGCTGTTTCCCATACATCAGCGATATGTGCGTTTCTGAAAGGTGTGTCACAGTATTTCCAAGCTTCCTCATTATATTGAATAGCGGAACCAAACACCCAGTTTTTGAAAATACTTCCTTCTTTGTTTGTATAAGTCCAAGTAGACTTATCTAAACCTTCTAGTTGTCTACGCAACATAATCATACGGTTGTAATCACTTAACTCAACAAATCTTCCGCCTATGTATTGGTACCAGGGGTGTTCAACACTTGCAATGTCACGATATATTTCGTTCTCGCATTTCTTTAAAGGGTACTTATACTCTTTATCGTGATAGAAGGTATTGTTAAGGGCTTTACGATATCCACATAAACCGAGGTTTACCCAATCGTATAATATTATTGAACCAAATGCTTTATTATTTCGGTCAGGAAGTTGTTTTATTATGTCTCGCATCTTGTCGATGTCAGAACATATCGGATTATTAAACATATGTAGATACTGCAGATTTCTACATTCGGCAACATTCAACTCTGAAATATCGTTGTTATATATCAATAACTTGTTTATACCGTTTTGACGATTAAAATGTAACTCTGTTACTCCTGTATCGTGTAAATCAAGTTCCGTTATATTTTCAGCGTTGTTAATAAAGATAGTGTAAAGAGGCTGAGGAAAATCTTCATTAACAGCCGTAAGAGTATGATTATCTACAGTTATTGTTTGAGGTTCATCAGTTAAAGTGTAGCTGTTATATCCTGAATGAGTTCTTACAGTAATAGAGCCTGTGCCGCAAGCTTTAAATGACATAATGCTTTGACTTGTTTTAATATGCACATCAGGTTTGTTTTGTTCATAGTATTTATCAGAACTACAAGGCTCATACAGCTCCTCGCTATCACGAAGCTCTTGTAACACATTCCAATCAACATTATCAGAAACTAATGCTATACTATCAGCAAGTCCTGTAAAAGTTTCTAAAGTGCTTTCTTTATCTTGTAGCATAGCATCGCAATTGTCTTTGAAACAGTTTGTTAATCGAGGCGCTATAGAAGCTTTACTGATTATTGTTATTGGATATGTGCCGTTGTTAGTATGTGCTGTATAGTTTCCTCCTGACTGTGAGATAGCGTTACATAAAGTGAAAACATTCTCAAAAGGTATACGACATACTTGCCCGTCATAATCATCATCTCTATGATGAAAATGAGATGTATTATTGATATACACATAACCTTCTTTATCAATTCCGTATATCAACGTTGCGTGACCTTGTGTACTTCCAGCGCCTCCAGGTCCGCATAGCATAGCATAACAGCCGTTTTTCAATGCATTTATGAAATATAACAGATAATCTTCCCAGTTAGAGCTGTCTTGAAGATAACTACTTACTACATCAACATTCTCGAAATCGCTGTCAGCAGGAGGTCTATAATCACCGTGATTAAGTCCTAGTATCTCACACTTAAGACCTATACGATTAGCAACAAATGTTGAGAAATAATTAGTATTAAATACAACTGTAGGACCGTATGTCTTATGGTCGTAGTATCTAAACTTAGAGTTACTATTTTTGTAACCACTATACCACTTATGTGTTACCTTACTTTCGTCTCCATATACGGGGTCAGAGGCAGCCCATTCATTGATAAGACGCGGAATACCCCATTCGTCTCTGCCACCAGTTATACGAACTATATAATCTTGAATCTGTTTCGGGCACTGTACAATAGATTTTCCAAAAGGTTGTAGTAATCCAATATAAGCCCCCAGTATTGAGTGTAGCGTACAACCTGTGCTAGTATCAATAGGAGAAGGGAAATATATCTCCTGATTTGCCAAATCTCCTGCATAATCTTTGTTAAAATAGTTATTAAAACTGAAATCAGATAAATACTTTGAGTATTTCTTAGTTACTGGGTCATAATCACCCCAGTTAAACCAATCAATGTTACTTATGTCAGCAGACACGTTGTCTGACCACGGCTCATCGTCTTGCGGGTAAGAATACAATGCAGGATGTATTATAGCGTTATCAATATTGTTTGCACATAAGTCTAACCAACAATCTACAAACGCTTTATTTGACCATAAACTTGCAACACGGCTTGCGTTAGTGGTAACTTTTGAGCGCTCGGAGTCGCTTAATCTGTAGGCTGACTGATTTAAAGCATATCGTTCTATTGAGGTTATCGTGCTGTGTTTAAAATCTTCTAAACGTTCAGTCATAAACAAAGCTGATTCGCCAATTGTTGTACAACTGGGCACGTCAAGTGTAATCAATTCAGCACATCCATACAAGAGTCCTTTGCTAAGGACTCTGAGTTTATTCATCTGTAGATACTTAAGTTCTGCACAACATTTAAAAACATTGACTCCTACGGTAGTTACATTATTAAAAGTAACTCTCTGTAAAGATGTATTGTCAAAAGCGTTGTCGTTGATAGTAGTTATACTATCTGTGTTCTGGACATCCACTAGTTGATAAGCTTCAGAGCAAAAATATTTAGGAATAGTCGTCACAGTGTTCGGTAGTACGATAGACACTATTCTAGTATTCTGTTTAAACATATTTTCAGCTAGAGTGGTTACCTCAGTGTCATTTACAGTAGAAGGTATGACGATTGTGGTAGGAAGTTGTTCGTACTTGTCCCCTGTAGGTTTATATTCATCTTTTAAACTAAGGAGTCCAGCAGTTGTTATATTAAAATATTTACCATATATGTCATTCATTAGTTATAGCCTCCTCTTGAGCTTGTGCAGCGTTTCCGCCATCAATTACCATAAACACGCTTGTTGAAGGTGCCCCTCCAATAGCTGCCTCAACAGCTTCTACGCGAGTAGATAAAGCCTCGACATTTTTTTGTTGAGCTATCAGTATAAGATAATTATCATACGCAACACCACTAATCTCTCGAGTCTCTCTAACAGTCGGACCTATTACATACAACGCACCACGCACAGTAATAACTTGACCCACATAAGCTACAGGGTTAGTGGCTGCATATATAACGGCGTTATTGTAATTATCAAATATTGATGTAGGGTCAAGCGGGATGCCGTTCAATCTGTTTAACGCATTAGTCCAGTCCATTATATTGCCTGCGGCTAATGAAGTTTGAACTTGTTCATAACTTTTTGGCATTGTCTATATTCCTCCTTATGACCAAGTTAGTTGTAATTTTGTTAATGTTGTAAACGCGCTATCGGGATTTACGTACCACACATCGTAAGGTGTTGTATTAGTTGAACCACCGCGAGCATCAGCAACATCAACTGAAATCTTTGAGCAAGCAACAGTTGTTGCCGGCTCTTTGGTTGTATTCTTTATAGTTAAATTTGTTTTTGTACCTTGTTTTGCAGCAAAGAAAATTTGCTTTGTGTTTGCCGGAACTTCATACGTTGTGGGAAGACCAGAAGCATTTGTGCCCCACTTTTGTAATGAACGTATTTGTGCTGATGTTATATTTTGAGGATTAGGTAATGCATCGGATGTTAACTTGTATCCCCAGAAGGGTTTACGATAAGCTGTAACAGTTTTTGACAAGTTTAAAGTATTACCGTTAATACGTTTAGCTGGGATTACTCTTCCGATGCTATCAACGGGCAAAGCGCCTGCGTTGTGAGTCACATTACATCTAACGACTAATTTGTCTTGGTCCAACATAACATACCCTGAGCTATAAGTGAGGGTTTTATCAGAAACAGTTAGATTTTTATCTGTTCCTGAAGCACAATCAATAACACCAGAACAGCTATAAGTGTAACTACTACTTGTTAACCCAGTGCCTGATTGATACTGGTAGTATCCTTTAGCATCAGTAATCGGACTATTACCACTCATAGCTACACATCCGTAAGAATACGAGCCTGGGTTAAAAGATAAGGTGCTAACAGATACTGTTTTAAAAGTGGTGCCCACCTCAATATTACTCACTGATGTGCCCATAGTTGCTGAAGGGGCAGTAACAACAGGCTCCTCTGAGAAGAAGTTAAGCGAATTATTGATTGCTGCTATTTCAACATCAACTATGTCTTTTCGTAAACTTTCATCCGCATTGAGGTAGTCAGCTTCTATGTTTGAAATACCTTCCTGTCGTGCCTTCACTTCTGCAATAAGAGCTAACTTAAGTGCATTTGTAGTAGCATCAAAAGTGTCCTTAACAACTACAGACGAACCGTCAGTACCTTGTAAAGGGGCTCCAAACTCATCTTTAACATATAGATTACCAATGAAATTTGAATGAGCTGCAGAAAACGTTAAACTTGAAGATGTTAGAGAAGTGCCTAATTCAGCTTTTATATAGGGAGTATATTCACTACCGTTGTTAAAAAATATACCTGTTTTCTTATATATATTACCGATGTGGATAATCTCCGCTGTAGCGCTATTTACTCTTTGAACAATCTCATCAACTACAGAGTGAACCTCTCCAATAGGAGGTCCTATTAAGGAACGTTTTGTGTCACCTACTTTTAACCCGATATTCTTCTGTGATGTGCTTCTGTTGGTTAAAGATGTTGTATTATTCCATTCAACATTAGGAACCTCTAACCTAATCGGATGCTCTTGTATACCCTTATAATTATATGTGGAGCCCTCCACAGGCTCAAACAAATCGTTACAAAACTGCGGACTAAGGATAGCCATACCGAGGTGACCGATTTGTTTAAATATTCCTGAGTTTTCGCTTTCATTATTACCTACAAACCATTCTTGATGTCGATTAACATCAGCGGTTAACCCACCGCCGTCAGTCGGACCCCATAAACAGTCACCAATTGTAATAAACGCTTTACTAATTGTGTTCATATTAGCTGCATTTAAACGTGTGACATTATTGACCCACTCTATAGGGCGTTCAATAGGCATTATGTTATCTCCTTTACTATATATTTTTATAACAACCAGCATAACAAAGAAGATAAGCTGGAGTTCATTCATAGATATCAAGTATTCATTATTAAATACAATAGTTTAAAGATTTGATACAGTAAAATAAAAGCGAGGAATATTCCTCGCTATACTTAATTTGTTATCCAGAATAATGTAGGACTTACTAGTGTTGTAACCGTCTCAGTTCCATCTGTAAGTAGTTCACGTAACTTTATAGTATAATAATACTTGCCAACTTTTAAGTATTCAGTATCTATACTATTAAATATCATCAATGTGTTCCCATCACTATCAGTAACACTATCTGAATTATATACCTTCCTAATAATAGCGTCCTCGAAAGGCTGGCCTGGCTCCATAACACCGACGTATAATCGTTCGCTAGGTTTTAGAGGCCTATACTTCACATTAAGCTTTGTTCCTTCGTTTATGTATATAGGTAGTTCAAATGTGTCTCCACGCGACACTGTTATTATGCCATTCTCTTTTTCATAGTCCATCAATATCACCTACAATACTATCAAAGTTGCTTTATCAACAAATGTAACTTCATTCTCGCCTGTAATCTTTGAAGCGCTATAGTATACGCCAGGTTTAAATATCTCGTTAGTATCTTTATTTAACTCCAGTACGAGGTCAGCAGCATTAGTTGTAGCTAATGAATAAATAGGTTCCCAACGAAAGTTATAAAATAATACCTCAAATGTTTTATTAGTCATATCAGGAGTTAGACTAATCTCTTTTGAATCTCCTGCTATATAGAATAATTCGTCATCCTCAACCCACTTATACTGATTATTAACAACTTCAACGCAAGTCCACGAAATACATTCAGCTGTATTATATGCTTTCTGGCCTACAATACCTACAGTGTCAACTGTAGGACATTCATCAACATTGTTATAAATGATGGCGTCTTCCTTGACAGTAATAGTTCTTTTAACAGTATAGGGTAGCTCAAACTCAGCGCCGTGAGTCCAACTTAATCCAATAGGATTACCTTTAATGTTGTATGCAATAAATGGCTCTTTATCCACAATAACAACTTCAGGTTTCTGTTGAGGAGTAGTATTATTCGGTATGTAGTTAGGGTCTATATTATCATATTTATCAAACATACTCATAACTATTCTCCTTTGATTGTTTAATATAATATACAATAATAGGCAGCTACTAAAAACAAGCAGCTGCCTATATGTTTATATTTAATGTGTATTAGAATAAATCAGGCATATTGATTACCATTGAATATTTATAGAATCCATTGGAGTTTTTGTTTTCATCACGTTTTGGTTCTTCACAAGTTACGCCATAGTGGTCTGCAACTTTTTTAGCAAATTCAAACTCTTCAGGAGATTTAGCATAAACTATGATGTCTTTCTCACCGTGTGGGTAAACGTGCTCGTATCTTTCACCACGTTTAGCTTTGATTTGTTTATCAACCTGTTGACCTTTGCCTTCGTTGTCAACACTTGCACTTAGTTCATCATAAACTGCGTACCAAACATCTTCTGAACTATAATCCCAAGGGTCTTTTTCTTCGTTTGGTGAACGAACCCTTTTCTTTGTTTCGGGTTCTGCAACTGCTACAGGAGATTCATTTAATGTATCATCATCCAGTTGAAAGAAATCAGGGTCTGTGTTACCTGTTTTAGAAGTGCCATTTAAGAATGGAACTGTGTTACCATTAGCCTGAACACTTGCAGTAACAGGAATTTCAAAATCAAGGAACTCTTTAATGTCATCAATATTATCATCATCTACCGATTCATTACTAACGTTTCCAGCGGTACCATTCAAGAATCCTACTGAGGACTTGCTAGCGTCAAGTCCTACATTCAAGTCAAGAACTTCATTTTTTACAGTTCCTCCTGAACCTCCGAGGAACCCTACTGAAGAGCCACTAGCATCAAGCGATATATTAGCATCAAAAAGCTCCTCTAAATCGTCGCTTTCAATAGATTCTGTTTTAGATTGTAGTATAGTATTAAGAACATCTGCAGGAATAAGTTCTAGTTGTTTATCTATGTAATCAATTGCTGCAGGATATCTTTCAGCCCAGTAAGCGTTGAAGTTTTCAACTGACTGTTTATTATCCATAAGCTTAGGCACAAGTCTCTTTAGAGTGGTAATTCCGTAGTCTCTGTAATCATCACCCTCACCTAACATCTTAACCAGTTGTGTTATGTCAGATGTCATATCATATACAATCGGAACACAAGGGCCTCTACCGAACTCCATAGGGTCACCAAAGTCAACGGCTTCTGCTAATTTCATTTTCTTAAGTTCAGGAGTGCTCTTTAGTTTTTGTTCTTTATTATGATTAACTTTTAAGAAGTCATCTACTTCTTTTGTCTTTTCTTTAAAATCATTTTCAAGCTTCTTCTCTGTCTCCATATGTTGATTAACTGCATCAGCATAAGCAATCGGAACTGCAGCTACAACATCTTCAACAGGCTCTTTAGGAAGCATTCTTTGTCCTATGAGCGCTTCGTTCATAGGATTCATCTTATAAGGTTTAAATTTCATTATGTACGAATCCTCCATCTATATATGTATGTATTAGATACTTATTATATAATATAATGCTTAAAAAGTCAACTGTTATTTTGTTATTTTAAACCAATTTTTATAAGAATAACAGTTACAGCTGCAGTAACTACAAGCTTAATAATAGTATCAAGGACGCCTTCAAATCTTTTTACGGGTTTCTGCTCCAAGGTATTTATTCTTTCATTTTGTGCTTTTATCTCTTGTAACATACCTTGCATATTCTGAGATAAGGACGCTACATTTAAAGAAATTTTCTGTATTTCATTTACCATTGTTGCTTGTTTATTTAAACGAGCCTCCATAACAGGTAACTTATCATCTGTAATAGATTTGATTTCATCTTCCATTTTTTGGATTTTAAGGTCCACTTTATTCCATCTTTTATCACTTTGTAGTTTACATTCTAATACTGCATTTTCTACTGTTTTTTCCATCTCGGATATCTCCCTTATCAATAATTAGTTTTGTCATTAAATGGCAAACAGTAAGTGCAGTTTGCTTTATCTTGAATATATGTAAAGAAATGTAACTTCATCATATTGTTAATACAATGAAGTTACATTAGTTAATTTCTATTCACCTGACGCCCACTTCTTATAAGCTTTTTCGTAATCAGGATTTCCTTTGTTGTCGCGATATAATTGGTCGATAGTTGCTGTTATTGCTTCACCGTCACCCTTTAATTCTTTTTCAATTGTTTTGAATGACTGATAAACTTCTTCCCAAGATTCTTTCATAACGTTGTCATCCTCCTCAATATTATTATTTGGAGAACTGTTAGAATTATTTAAGTCTTCTTCAACGATATCGGTAACTCCACCAATTTGTTGTTGACCTTCTATCTCGCCAGTATCGATTGCTTTTGCATTTGGTGATACTGTTTTAAGAAGTTCTTGTAGCTGTCCAACGTGTTTGTTTTCTTCGGTGTTGATTTCATCAACTACAGTTGCTATATCTTCAAAGCCTTCTGCTCTAGCACTAACAGCTATGTCATTGTACATCTGAATTGTTTTAAACTCATCTTGTACTGCTGTGTTAAGCAAGGAAGCTAATCCTGACTCAGGACCTTCAGTAGGCCCAGCTAAAGTGTCAGTAACAACGTCTGTTACATCTTCGTGTAAACTTTCATTAGTCATTGTGTAACTACTAATAATTGATTCAAGTTTAGCATAGAAATCTCTGCATATCTTTGTAATGTATGCTGCCTTGTGTGAAGGTAACACATCTAGCATCTCTAAAACTTTAGCACAAATGTCAGGTACTTCCACATCAAGATATCTACTTGCAGTGTATTTATCGTCATCAAAGTCTTCTCTGAATAGCGATTCATTTAATGTAAACTTTGATTCAACGCTTTCATTTACTGCATTTGAAATCGGTTCATAAGCCATTACCTCTTCAGGATAAGTAGGATTTTCACTATCACCTGTAAGACTACTTATTGCATAATGGTCAGCCAATATGTCTTCAGCCGCATCACCGCTTGTACCTTCAGGCAGTTTAAATCTTCCTTCCTTAGTAAAGTTATCAGTAGCGTCTTTAAGGAATTCATAAGCTTTATCAAATGATTCTTGTGAGTATCTTAGTGACTTTTTAATAGGTTTGTCCTCTGATAAAGGTCTTATAAATCTTTCAGGAGCTTCGTCACCAAATTCATCATCTTGTTCTGCTTGGATATCAGAAATGTATCTATTACACTCATCTTCAGAACCTTCAAATTCGATTTGGTCCATACCATCTTGAGTGAAGTATACACAGTGAGTAGATTTAGATTCATCAAGTAATTTATTATCTCTTGCATACTGCATTAAATCATCAGTACTGATATTACCGAATGGTGTAGTAACATAATCACCATATCTGCTAGCAATATCATCATATGCTCTAGTGCGTTTAGCAATGTACCCTTTTGGAGGAACTGCTTCAGGATTACTAGAAAGATACTTATCTATTCTTTTAATAACTCCTGTACGATTATCCCAACCATCAATTCCTTCACTCAGTTTACTTGCGTCAAAGCCAAGATAGTTTACCATAGTTGATTTAGCTTCATCTTCGGATACATTTAACTCTTTTGAAATAGCTTTCATTTCGTGTTGAGCTTCTGTATCCCAATTACCTGAAACTGGTTTTGAAGTTGAGTACCTGTCAGCAATCTTATCAACGATTGCTTTCTGTTCGTCAGATAAAGATTCAGTTACTTTGTTTTTACTGTGAATATTCTCTAGAGTGCTAACATATAAGTTATATAGGTCTTCAGTAGGAGTCTTACCATTCTGTTTCATAAAGTTTGAAAACTCTTCGTAAGAATCACAAGCAACACCCATTTCATACATCTCTTTTGCATCCTGTTTTACTTTATCTTCAACAGACGACTCAACAGTTGATGAATTAGATTGAGCAGATGGTGGATACACATAACCTTTCTGTCCTGCGTACTCCCATATAACTATACATTCATTTCCTTCATTATCTTTTGTGAGATTCCAAACGTCAGTATCAACTTCAGTTTTACCTGTATCTTCATTAGTCCAAGTAGTTTCACATTCGATACTGTTAGGATATTCACCGCCGCTTGCATTATGAATAGCTACAACTTTTGAAGTGTAGTCGCCACCGTACAGTCCGCTAAATGTGAAAGTGTCACCAACTTTAAAATGTGCGTTAGCTGACTCTTTAAGTTTATTATGTGCTTCAATATTCTTTATTTCAATATTGTCGCCATACTTTGCTTTCATCTGAGCAATAGCTGACTCTTCTCTATAATCATAACAGTAATCAGCAAATGTTTTACCATCTTGCTCAATAGTTATTTTATATCCGCCTTCATTTAATGATGCTTTACCTGCCCAACTGTCAATTGTTGCTTTAGCATCTTTAAGAGTAGCAAGACCTTCTTCTTTTACGGCTCTTTTAACCTTTTCAGGTGTTCCTTCATAAGAGTAGATATCCCAACCATCGCCTGCTCTATTTTTAAGAATTACATAACCATTGTAAAATTCTTTTTGGAAGCCTTCTGATGCTTCATTTAATTTTCTAATTTTCATCTATAGCTCTCCTCTGTTCTTTGAGATAATTTGTCAACATATGTACAATAGGTTTCAGTAGAGGACTGTGTTTCAAGTCCTCTATCAAAATCTTCTACTAACTTAAATTTCATATACTCAACTCCTCTGATGCTAATTCAACTCGCCTGTCTTTAAGAGCATCGAGTAGTCCGTTGTTTCTTATTTGTTTGAAGATAAGATTACCTTTTCCAAACTCTCCATCCACAACTAATGAATTTCTTCTCAACAGATATAATTCATCAATTATGTTTAATATATCTTCTTCAGTTCCTATCGATAATATCTGATTTATTCTATCAGTAAAATCACTTAACTCAGGTTCTAATTCAACATCAACAGCAGAAAGTTTTACAGGTTCTTTTATCCACATATCTTTTAACACTGAATATATACCATTTGATTGTGGAGAAGATTTAACATCTTCAACATATAATTCAACATCATATCCACCATAAGTAATATCATACTTATTGTTAAAGTTTGCTTTGAAAGCATTCATAGCGGCTTGAACTAACTCTTCAGGATAACCGTATTGTTCAAAGTTAGTTATAATATGTATATCTATGTCACTTTTATCATTATAATTATATGACGCATTAGAACCGACTAAGTTTATATCTAAAACAACAATCGGTATATCTAAAGTGGTTTGAAATTCATCAACAAGATGTAATATCTTATCTTTCACTTCAGGCTTAAGTTTATTATTAAACCACAATACAGGATTTAATTCATCCTGTATTGTGACTAACTCTTCATTTATATAAGATTCAAATAACTTAAACTTCATTACCTTTAGCCTCTTTAGCTAAACGAGCTTCTGTTTCCTCAGGAGTCTCAACTCCATCTGGCATATCATACTTTGTGTCTCCACCATAGATAGAAGCGAGTTCATCGTCATCCCACTCATCTTCTTCAAACCCTTCTTTCTTAGAAGGTTTGTTTAAAAGTGGAATATCGTATGTCGAACGAATATAAGCAGTAGGATATCTGTCTTTAACTGCTTTATAATCATCAAGTGCAACAGCTCTTTCTGCGTATTGAGTTGCTGCTTTCATATCAGTTCCAAAGTTGTCATCGGTAGCATTATAATAAAGATTTAAACCATCTTCTTTTGCTATAATGATATACTTTTCAACACCTTCTTTAAGAGTACCATTAGGACATCCTTCAGTCTCACAATAGCCATTATCATTTAACTTCTTACCACACTCAGTGCAGTGAGTTAAATCTTTATCAACTGATTCCATATATTGTGAAGCATCTTCTGCGGATACTTCAACTGTTATAGCATCCGCATAGATGAGAAGCTTAGCACAAACTGTGCCGTCTTCATTTACATATTCTGTAACATTAGGTTCGTCTCCGTGCTGAGTAACTTCCTTAAATCCCTCTGATTGAATATCATAGTGAACTAAAGTAGCATCAGAATCATCTTCGCTGTTATTAAAGTAAATCTGATATACGTCAACATACTTTGTTATCTTATTAGCACCATACTCTTTAAGTGAATTGAATAATCTATTAGCTACTGCTTCAAGATTACTATCAACATCTTCAGTAATCATCGGAGAATATCTTTCAAATTCTTTATCAAGTATTCCTTTTAATCTATCGCTAAATCCATATTTGTCAAGGTTCCCTTTATCTTTGATTACGTCATCAATAGATAACCCTTTGAGTTCTTCGGCGCCTTCTGTATCTTTCGGATTTAATTTTAGATACCATTCATCAGCTGGTTGAATACCTTCTTTAATAGATTCAGTAGCCGTACGAGTTCTACCATTTATTCTATAACTATTAGGTATTCGTATGTTATCTGCATTTATATATTGACTATAACTGATGATTTCATCCTCATCAAAATAATCAACTAAGTCTCTACCGAAAACATATTTATTATCGTTGATATAGAATTTACTATCAGGAAGTCTTGTACTTAACATATCAGCGTTTGATTTAGATACTCCGAAATCATCCAATCCGTCTTCTGTGATAGATTTAGATTCACTCGCTGGAAACTCTTCAAACCAATCATCGTGCTCACGACCGAACGGGATTTCAACTTGAACACCACTGCTCAGTTCTTTAAACAATACACCATAATAAGAACCACCATAAGTGCTGTGGATAGTTTGTTTACCTATAGCTTCAAACTTAGTGCCCTTGGGGAATTCTATATTGATATTTCTATATCGCTCATCAGGATGAGAAGAGTTATAATGCACAAATTGAGTAGCATTCTTAAATACTTTTTCTGCCTCAAAATGAAGGAACATAATCTTTCCTGTATAGTATAAAAACTCTGTCTTCAAGGTCCATATAGTACCAGGTTTAAATAATGAGTATAAGTATTCGCTGTAACTACTACTAGACTCGGTCGATTCTTTAATAGATTTAGATTCGTTAGTAGTCTCATAATCTTTATCTAGGAAACCAAATTTCTTTAGTACGGATACACTCTCATCCTCATCTAAACGAGTAAGCAGTTTGAGAATAATTTTACATACATCTTTTTTAGAGCTGTATTTAGAATCATCTGCAAGTCCTTCTTCAAGTGCAGCAAGAAGCCATTCTTTCCAACTGTCTGTTCCATCAGTCTCAGCATCTAAAGGCTGCCAATTACATTCATCTACTATCTCAGACATAACATCATCTAAATTAGCTGGGTGAGCATTTTGTACTAAATATTTACACATTTGAGTTATCTCTTCACCAGGCAGGTAATAGATATTATCGTGCATACTATATAGTACAGTATCTAGATGTGCATCTTCTTTAATAGATTTTGATTCATTTATGTCGTCGTTCTCCCAATCATTAACTTTTGACTGTAAGAACTCTTGAGCTTCTTTAACTGTATCACAAGGACCCCAATCAATAAATCCTGTATCAGTATCAACAACAAAGAATCCGCTAATAGCAGTACTATCTTCATCGTCTTCGTCTTCACGACGATAAGCCCACCATACTGCCCAGTTGTCAAAATCTAAATGAACTGTGTCACCACATTGTTTAAACCACATCCAAGTGTAACCATCTTCAATGAACTGATTACCAGCGGTTACTGTAGTGTTGTCTTCATCCCAATCTTCCATATCATATAAGATGTCTGTGTCATCACTTTCATTAAGTGTTAACTTTTCGCTCATATATCCGCTTGGAGTATATTTTCTGATAATAGCATCTGTATCATCCATATCTATTTTCTTAACAATAGCACTCATTGGATATTCGTGTTGTCTTTCTCCCCACGCCCAACCTAAGAAGGTTCTGCCGTGATAGAGTTCTTTTTCCACTTTAACAGGAATGATGTTTGGGGTTCCATTTTTCTTTGTATTAAGATTAACTTCTACCCATTCACCTTTATCATAACCTTCTGTGAGCATTTCATTCATTTTCTTTAAACGTACTTCACGAGGAAGCATTCTTAGATTATAGTACTTAACTGCTCTTGCCTTTTCTTCGTCAGTGAGTTCTTTTTCGTACTCACGTGCTTTATCCATATTAACACCATACTGATATGTTATGGCAGCAAGTAGTTGTTCTTCATCAGAACCATTTCTATCTATGCGGTCATATTCGTCATCGTCAGGCATATACCCTTCACGCATATCAGTTACTTTCATTTTAACTGGATTAGCAACGCCAGATTTCTTCAAACTATCAAAAGCTGCTTGAGCGTCTTTATCATTGTAGTATATTCTACCAGACTCATCATCACCAACAAAATACTCCTCTTTAGCATCTTCAGTTAATGACTCATTTTTAGCTAACGCTATATCTATTGCATTAGTACCTCTATCCAGTATATCTACAGCTGTGTCATCTGAAAGAATACCATCATTATTTTTACTAATTATAGTATCAGCTGAACGCACTAATTTTCCATATGAGTTGCTCACGGATTTCCAAGGCGGTAGTGCTTCATCCAATTCAGCTTTGTTTTCGTGCGGAGTGCGCCCTATCAAAGATTCATTAAGCATATCAGCTTTCTTATGAATAACATCAAGAACAGCATCAACTGTGCCATCTGTATACTGCTGATTATCAATATGGTCTTTGAAGATTCTATATACTTGTCTCAAGTCTTCCATTGATGCACAATCATATATTTTGTTTGTCCACTGATTAACAGCGTCTTCGTCAACTATATCTTGTGACTGGTCGTTACGAATAAATGCACGAGCAATACCTGAAGTAACTGGTTCAAAGTATGCAAAGTGGTCAAGTGCTGCTACAATAGGATTAAGTTTGTCGCAAAGTTCCATTAAGTCATCATAACCTAACTCTGCTCTAACTTCAACTTGAATCATATCATCAGCTGTATCTTTTATTTCAACAGCTGTATAAGCTTCTATTTCATCAGCTTCATATCCAACCTCTGCCATAAAAGCATTAACAACTTCTTTAATCTGTGGTTCTAAGTTTGAAGTGTCAACATCTTCTGTTAAACTTTCATCAACTTCATCATCTGATTGACCTAGATGATTGTAGTCAACAAAATTCATAATATCACTAACGATATATTCATAAGAAGAATGACAATAAGGCCCTTTACCATTTATATAGTAAGTGAGCTCTTCCCAGTCAGTATCAAAAGTAACATCAACTGTAACACCATTGTAGGTTACTTTATACTCTGTTCCTGAACCCTGAACATCATCAATGAAAAAACTATCTTTAGCATAGTGATTCATTGCATAATCAATGTTGTCTAAACGACCTTGTAAAACTTCAGGGTCAATATCTTCTTTAAGTTCTTTTAACTGTAAGTCCTCATCTTCAAACTTGTCCATCAAGTTCCAAAGTGTGCGGTCACCACCATCGTTGATTTCATCAATAATTTTCATATCGCTAACATCATCGTCACCAAGTGCTTCTGTAATAGCATCACACTTAGAAGATAAGAATTTATTGATTGTAGCAGGATGGTCATAAGCATCAATGTACTTTACTAACTTTTGTTTATCGTCGTCATCTAACTTACAAGCTTCATATAAAGTTGTTAAGTCATAACGAGCGTCAGTCTTTCTGTCAAGTTCTAGTAAAGCTTCGCGAATGTTTATTTGTTTCATCTCAACAATCCTTTACTTAAAATTTTGTTTACAAAGTAATTTAGCGCACAATAAAGTGCACAAAATAATGTTTATAAAATTATTTAATTTTAAATACAATTGAAGGCTACTCATCAATTGCCTGTAGCTGATGGATAGCCTCTAATAAATCATATTCACCGTAGTCACAAACAGGACATTCGCCCATATCATTCAAATCATATCCACATTGTTCACATTTGTCTCTATGAGCATTGTTAACAATAAGATTACAGCTATCATCTGTAATGGGGTCATATACTGTAAGATGTTTATCAACTATATCATATCTTGATGCTTCTATTGAATTAAACTCACCAAGTCTAAAAAGGATATTGTTCCTAGCTTTAGCTACTGACGGAGCCATTGTGTAGATTGTTTTGTTACCGATATAGTTGCCGTAGTAATAAACTGGACCTTCATAACAATATCTTGTCACAACCAACCCTCCTTTTATTATACTGTTATTATAAATGAAGTAAAACAAAAACCCAACTATACGCGTATACGCGTTAGAGGGCTTATAGTAATATAAGTTATTATATATAATATAACATTGTTTATTAGTAAATAATTATTTAATAGTTTTTAGCGGAAGGTGAAATAAGGTGTTAGTCTTCCGGAACCTCAACATCATCGTCATCGATAGGAAGTTCTCTTTCCTCAGTGGGAGTATTCCAATCTTCATATTCACTTAAGAACTTTTCAGCAGCATCAACGGCTTGATATTTGTTTCCTTTTCTTGAATAGTTAAATGAATTGTCATCTGTTTTTGTAATGTAGCAAGTAAAGTTATAAGTTGTATTATCAACAGTAAACTGTGCTTTAACATCGCCTGTGGAGTCTTGGAATGATATGTTGTTCATTTCCTCCACGCGTTTAAAATCTGCACCGTCAAATAACTGAGTTAGTTCATCAAGAATAGCAAAGTTTTCTGCTTGTTCTTCTTTTAAATCTTCTTCCAATTCTTCTAACGGAATTACATCTTCTGCCTTTACCATTTAAAATCACTCCTTGTAATTATTTATACAATAATAGCAGCGCCTTGATGCTTAGACGCTGCTAAAGGTTTATATATAATGTAATATACTTTATTACCTACGATAAAAATAACTTAAGCTGAAAGAGTTTTATTCAACATTTTTCCAACAGAACTGAACACTGTAATCAACTGATTCAGGGCTGAGTAATACACCGCAAGTACGATACACTTTATCAATATATTCTTTTATAAGTTGAGCCTTCTTTGTTTCCCAAATTGGATGTGCTGTTAATTTATTTATCTTCCCATCAACATAACTGTTGTAATCTACTCCATAGAAGTCTCTACCCTGCACAAAGAATGCGTGCTCAACATTTAGTGACATTGCTTCAACAACCTTAGGTCTAACTGCTGTAAACTTATAAGGAGCATATACTGAGCCACCATAAGCTATGCCCTCATTAACAGGAGTTATAATCGGATTAAAGTGTATATGCATTCTGATAGGAACTCGTAGATAGTCCTTACCATTACAACCTGTATACCATACAGGATTTGCTTGTGCGTTAAGTAATGTACAATTCATATTAACAACCTCCACTACATATCAATTGATAATTGTTCTGCTTTATCATACTGTTGGTCTAATGCTTGACCACAATATCTGCAATAAGGACTAGAACCCACAAGAGTTCTACAACGAGGACAAACTATTTCGTTCTTTGCTATAACAGGTTTTTGTGGTAACTGTTTCTCAAGTGCTTCAATAGCAGTATCAAAGTTACCAACATACTCTTTGAAGATGCCGTTGAATAATTTCACTTTGAAGAACTTCATTGCATCAATTGCAATTTGTATTTTATCTGTAATCATCAGAACTTCACCTCGTTGTATTCTTCTTTATCAGCAGCATCATACTCTTCTCTGCTCATATAATGATATATAACATTACCACTGCTAGTTTTATATCGTAGTATAACATCGCGTTCCTCAACTATGTGTTGTTTTAACGTGCTGTTGTAATTCAGTGTGGGCTTGTCCTCGTCATTAAGTTCAACAGTAAGTATACCGTACAGGAATAATGTTGATACCCAATACGGATACTCTCTGTTATAGAATCCGAGGAAGTGTGGCTTAACTCTTATTGTCGTTTTATCATCGCTGAGTTCAGAGTTCCAACCTAAGAAGCACAACACTTCACAAGTTTTAACTTCACTATCAATCTTTATCTTAACATATTCGCCAATCATAGTATTATTCTTCCTCCACCAATCTGTAAACAGGTTCCTCTTTAGCTTTATCATAGAAGTTATAATACTGTTCGATACGATATTTCTTACCGGTATACTCTTCCATAAGCATCTTTATTAAGTTTATATCAGCGTGCCAGTAGCCAACACCATTGATAACACAGTCATCATATAACTGAGTACCAAACTGACCGTTAATACATCCAGCCCTACTTGACCAAACATATCCAGCGCCGTGACCGTTGCCTTCTTTTAATTGTTTACAGCCGAAGTAGTAGATACCATCTACATTTGTTGACTCACAGAAGAGCTCTTCTGTTTCTCTTTCAACGAGCTTGGAATGAATCTTTTCTATATGCTCAATCTTTTCATCACAAGAGATATAATATCTTGGCGAACCATTTATAGTAGCAACCTTATCAATTTTCAACATCTATAACAACCTTCCTTCTTATTATATCATTATTATATAATAACAGTTAATGTAATTCAACTAAATAAAAAAAGGCTACCGATTAAAGTAGCCTCTTAGTTATTATCGTCCGACTGTAAATAGCCAGTATATCCAGTATTGAATTGCAAGTAACGGTAGTGCGGCTGTGTATAATAATGCAAGTATTATAGCACCAAACCAGTTAACGTTTGCTTCTTCGTATACAACAACGAAGTTAGTATAACGTCCTGCGTCAAAGTAGAAGTATCCCTCACAACACGCAGCGAGTACTATAATCTCTGCTATAGCATTAATCATTATCCAACCGTATAATAACCAATCCATAGCTTAAGCCTCCTTGGTTTGCTGTTTGTTTAACTTACTCCAAGTATACCATCCATAGATACAATTGATTGTCCAAGCTATATACATTGCAACCATCGACCAGTTACCCGCTACGAACCACAACTTAATACAAATGATATCAATTAGTAGCCACCATATCCATTGTTCTCTGTAACGCTTAATCATAAGTAACTGAGCGAACACAGCCATAACATTTGTAGCAGCGTCTGTAAATGCCTGTGCACTACCAATAGCATCAAGAGCTAATCCTGTAATATATGTAGCAAGTATTGTTCCTAAGATAGATAATATCCAAGCTTTAGCACTAAATCGCTTAGCCGTAACATCTTGTGTGCCATCATCATTCTTAGTCATTGTTCTCTTCCATAAGAAGATACCGATAATCATTGTGACTAGATAGAATATGTTTTCAATAACTTCACCGTAGAACATATTCTGCCACGCTAATATCAGATAAGATACTGTCTGAACAAATCCGATATAGTAGAACGATATCTTCCCTTTAGCACAGAGTACTGTAGATATCACTCCAGAGATACCTGATATAATTCCTAACGGGGTATCAGGTGCGATAATGAATACTACTATTTGAAGTAGTAACATTGATATTAGATATAGCTTTTCAAAGACGCTATATCCTGTCCACATTTCATTCTTTAACCATTTCAAGGCCTTTGCCATTTCTCTCCAACTCCCTTACATCATCAACAATCTTTTTAAAATTATTCCAATAACCTCCATCGAGGATTGTAACCTTATCCCAGTTGCCTGACTCTTTGATATTCTTACAGAGTAAATCAAACAACTCTTGGCGCTCTTTCATTCCGGAGTGAGCCATATACCTTTGCCCATCATCAACAAATGTTCCGTGAGGACACAGTAGATATATCTTATCCCATCGACACTTAGCAGTTATTTCATCAGCTACGACAGCAACCTTTTCATAATCTTCTTGTGTAAGAACACAACTGTCATCTTTAGCATAATACTCAGCATACATCTTAGTAACCATCGAGTCACTATCCGCAAAGAATATTCCTTTGTTAGCATCTGAGTTAATTAACTTCTTATTCAAATCATACTGACCTTGAAGGAATGCTATAAAGTCAGTAGCATCAAATTCCCAATCGCCTAAACAACTTTCAGTTATGTAATCTCTTGCCCATTCATAACTGAAAGGAGCATTGAAATACTTACCAAGGTCAGCTGTCATAACTGTTTTGCCCTCTGATGCTGTACCACATATAAGTATGTTAGTACTGAATACTCGCTTAAAAGGAAATGTAATCTTATCCCAATACTTGATAGGATTACTTCTAATAAGAGTTCCACTAATAGGATTATCAGCTTTACGGTCAACTAATACGGCTTTCTCATTCCACATATCAAGTAAGTCATCATAGTATGATTGGTCGCCCACATACCAAACTCTTTCAGGTCTACTAAGGCCTAAGTCCTCATTGTCATAACCGAATTTGTTAGTAGCCTTTTTAAATATGTTCTTGAACTCTTTCATCCATCCTTCCCAACCGTTTGGATAAGAATCAAGTTTAAGTTCAGTATCGTTGATAGCATATACAGCTACCAAGTCATCGTCTGCAAAGAACTCACGAACATATCTGTATCGCTTGTTGTGCGGCATAAGTGGTTCACCTTTGTCTCCATCATAACCACAAACAATAACAATACATCCAGCATCGTTCTCCTTCTTAGCTTGCATAATCAAGTCTAAGTGTCCTTGATGTAGCGGTGCAAACGAACCGAACACTACACCAACTGTTTTACCGCTTAGGCACTTCTGATGATAATGTAACATCTTTCATAGTCTCCTTCACTTCAGGTTTCACTTTTGTATCTTTATCACACACTTGGCAGGCCACACCTATCTTATGTATGTTATTGCAGTCACGACATTGAACGTAGATATCATACTTAGATGGATTCATTAAGTAGTATTCCATCTCCTGTATTGTCCAACCACGAGTGCTCTGAGATAGTCCTGACTTCTTGTTTTCTACTCTTACAATTTCATCGTATCTCTTCATAACAACCTTCCCCTTATAACATATATGATTTTACAGTTCCAATCTTTGTAAGCATATCATAAAGCATTGTTGCTCTCTCGCTAATTACAGAACCATTACCATCGTCTGTTAGTATAGCTTCTGATAAACTCTTCTTAACCTTACGCACAATATAATCAAGCTGCTCATCACTAAAGTAAAGTCCAGTGTCAATTACGTCAGCAGGTTCGGCTTCAAAATATATGCGTTCTGTTCGGTTGCCATCTTTAATGTTTATTTCAAGATGGTCACCAAGGTCACACACATAATTGTAAAACTCGTTCTTATCTCTCCAAGTGGAATAACCTGCTCTCTCGCTTGATGCTTCATCAAGTTCTAAATCCCAAGTAGGATAGAGCCTAACAATAAGATTAAATCCTTCAGGTGCGTTCTTAACAGTAATCATAATAAATACCTTCCTTTTTTGTTCTACATACATATTATATAATGACAGTAAAGATAATACAACTAAATAGAAAAGGCGTCACCTTTCGGCAACACCTTTTCAAGGAAATACATCGAATCTTCTGTTCTTTTAAGTGGTCTTCTACATCCACTGTTTTTTCTTCTTTGTGCAGTTCTTCCAGCTTCTATCATCATTACTACTGATACGAATATCATCCCAACTAGTAGGTAAGTGTCTTCTTTTAGCTCTTACATACTGTTTGTACTCAGGGTCAGTATTCTTTTTAAATTCATTTGTAGTTTGAGGATGTCTGTAGTAGCGTCTATGACTACGATAACTAGTGCTAGGAACAGGACCGCAACGATAGATATACTTACCTTCGAGTTTACCATTCCACCATCTGTATTTGTAAAGAACATCACCATACTGAACATCGTCAGGAACTAATCTGCTTTCACGACGTTCCTTTCTCTGTAAGTATCTTTTCTTAGCTTCATCCCAGTACATTCTAGCGTCAATAATACGATAGTAGCTATCATAAAACATATAACGTCTAGGTCCAGGAACGCTATGAAGAGTTTTAGTATCAATGATATCCATTGTATCATTCACGCTTAAAGCAATCTCTTCAAGGTAACGATTCTTTATCTTTTCAGATTCCCACCAGTGATAACATTCAGATGTAGTATAGGAGAGCCAATCAATGAGGTCTTCTTCACTTACGAACTCTCTAATCTGTTTGTTACCTCTGTGGAGGTCAATAAGGTAGTATCTTGTTTTGTTTTCAATTGTAGTCATTCTAATCAACCTTTCTAAAGTTTCTTAGAAGACTGCCATCCTCTCAAGTAACACCACTGTCACTCCTTATCTATATATGTTTATAATCCGGACAAATTGTTCCATTAGGAATCTTTACGCAACTGCATCCGTAATGAGGTGCACCGCTATAACGTGAACAACCATCGGAACAACTTTCGTATCTATTACACTCCTGACTAACAACGCAACTTTTACAAAGTGCATCTGATTTTATAGCAGGAGGTATCTTGTTATTACATACATTACTATTGAAGTATTTCTCACATTCTTCAACACTACAGTTGTTATAGTTTAACGGATGCTCATCATAGAACTCACCGATGTCAGCAACATCACATTTAATATGATGATGTATAAGGTCTAAGTTTTCAATCTCTGTAACGATATCATCCTCTGACCAATCACCGTTAGGGTCAATCAAGTATCCTGTAAGTTTATATATCTTTGCCATATTGTTATACCTCGTATACTATCATAGCATAAGGAGTAAAGGTTCCTGCAGATGCTAACTTAATATCTATTATCTTCACATCTTTGTGCTCTCGTAGCCATTTGTTCATCTTATCTTCATAAGCATCTTCAAACATCTTAACCTGTATCATTCTGCTACCTCGCTCACAATCTCAACTTTATAGCCGAGTTCTTTTTCAATCTGCTCAACTGTCATCTTCTTAGCAGGAACTTTCTTAACAACATTGTAATCAAATCTGATATATTGATTATCAGGAACAATTTTTACAATAGTTGTTTCAAACTTAGGTAATAAGTCTTCCAACAACATTTCAAGTTTTTCTTTAAGCCAATATTTTGCGTCGCCTGTGATGTCATTAGTTACTTTGTGAGATGAAGATAATCCGAACCAAATCTTCGGTATTAGTTCACAGTCACCAATATTAACATCAGCAGTAGCGGGAATCTGTTTTAACTCTTTACAGATAGTAGCTTCCATCTTAGTAAAGACACAACCGGCAATAAATTCATATGTCTGTTTCTTCATCATATTGATTATCCTCCTGTTCGTATATGCACTCTGAAGACTGGAAGTCTTCAGTATTTACACGCCACTTACAATCAATAGGTACTAAGTTTTTCATCTTGCCCTCCATAACAAGATGTTCCGCAACAATCTGATTTACTTCTCTGGGGGTAAGTACTATCTTTATATCAACCACCACCCTAACAAGCTGTGCACATCAAGAGATAACTTCTAACACTGTTCAGATGCGTCTTAATACATTCAATGGATTTAGGGTTCCAATTAGAGAAGTTAAACCTCCACCCTTTAAAATCAAATTGAAAATTATCTTTACCATCCATACTATTAAGAAGTTTGCTGAAACATTTCGCTTCTTCATAACTACAAAAACAGATAGTAACTTTATCGGAAGTATACTTAAGACCTAGTTCACCCATTGAAGCTTCGTTAACAGCTGTACCAACTTCAATGGGTGGTTCAAATTCTCTAAATCTTAAGCTTATATATTCACTGCCTACAAAGATGTCACCATAACCAAAATAGAATGTTTTAGTTTTAAAATCAATCATACTAATCAGCCTCCACTAAGTTACCATTAGCATCACAAGGACTAACAGTATCATCAAAGTTATCAACTGCATAACCTCTGAAGCATATTCTGCCTGTAGGAGTAACTCCTCTTTCTTCAAACCAGAACTTTGTGAACTCACTATCAAGATTGTCCTCAATAGTTCCATAGATATAATTACAACTGTCCCAACCAGTAGTGCCGTCAGGCATACGAACTTCAACATTATAGCCTCTTAAGAGACCATCGCGTTCGCCTTCGTCAATCTTGTTAAGAGCGCCAGGCCAAATATCACCCGCGGGTACATACTGTAAACAACTTAAAACTTTCTTTTCCATAATTAACAACCTTCCATATCGTTTATTATGATTATATTATAAGGTATCATTGTTAATTATTCAACTATCAATATAACAGTAAATAAAAATCCTCAAGAGCACTATTGCACCCTTGAGGACATATATATATCACACTTAGCAGTTTAGACGCTGCTAAGATTATATTCTGTTGTAGTATAATTAGTGGTTGATATCAAACATTGATAATGAACTCTTTTCCATTATGTGTCTCCTTAGTAGAAGTCTCTTGGAGATAATCCTCTATAACCGTATGGGTCTTTTCTTTCAGCTTCCACATCATCAAATTGTTCAGAAGCATCTCTATAGAAGTAATCTTTAATGTCATCTTTGAAACTATCAACATCAACAAACTCCATTACCCAATCTTTATCTTCCTCATAGGCCTTTTCCCAATCAATTGAGTACTTAACATTTGTTCCTTCTTGATGTTTCTTTAGTAGATGTATATCACCATCATTAAGTATATCAGTTATGATTTCACTGCGTTCTTGTTCGCTCATATTACCGAAGCCTTCTTCAGCTGCTTCTACAATAACTTCGATTGATTGTTCACCAAAGTATGTTTCTAAATCGCTATTACTGACTTCATATTCAAAGTCTCTATCATCGAAATCATATGTTAGAGTCATATTGTATTACCTCTTCCGTTTTTACTACTTTATGTTTTAATTTAGCAGTTTTGATTTACAGTTTTTATAATTCTTTTCAACTTTACTGTATATCATTCTCTCTTTCCCAACGTATTCGTATTATATCACTCATCGGAAGTATATTATCTTCAAAGTAAGGTTTAAGGAAGTTCTTCTGTTGCTCTGTAAGAAAGTTTTTCCAATATACACGCCATTCTTTTATTCCTAATTGTGATATTGTTATTTCTGCAAATCCTTTATTTTGTAGTTTTTCATCGGCTCTATTTGCATATTCATCTTGTAGAATTTTTCTTGCAAGACTTAAATGTTCATACACTGCACAAGGATAGAAATCACCATCGGGAGAAAGCCATCCTGTTTTCAATTCATTACTTGTCTGCATACTTATCGATATACACCTCTAGTCCGAATTCTATTTCGGGAGCATTCTTTCTCGTTAAACTTTTACTGCTGTTATTCTTTTCAAGTAGTTCTCTCTTTACTCGCTCGATTGTTTTTAATGCTTTTGCTTTTGTCATCGGAGTTGGCACAATACTTATACTCCAATCGTTACAATCAATATAAGTACTCACGTATAGTTGTCTGCCACTTTTATTTGTGCCTGCTGTGATAAGATACAAATCAGTTTCTAAACCAATGTGTTCATTTGCTGCTTGTAGCATATTGTCCGTTGCGATTACTACTTCTTGGAGCGGTAATTCTTTCTTCCTTTCAAGAATTACTTTTGTTAACTCTATTGCATTTATTTCCGCTGCCTCATTTATTACAACGGGTTCGTGCACTACTGGCATATCCCACAAGTCAACGGGCTCAACCGCTATCGGCTTTATATCACTTTTGTTAAACATTTCTTTTAACGAGGGAACTTCTTTATCTAATGACTTTCCCTCTTTGAGTAATACTTTAAAGCGTTCAACAGCGTCTTTTAACACTTTTCCTTGATAAGTTTCTATCGAGTAGTCTTCCCATTTACCTGAAAGATTAGTAGCGTATGTAACTTTATCTCTCTTCGGTATTATTTCAATTCCTTTTGCAATAATCATATTGACACCTTCCTTTATAACATAATTATAAGGTAGTCAGATGTTTTATCCAACTACCTTAACTGTTACGCTATATCAGGAATTAGTTTGCAACTTCATCTGTAGGACTCTGGTCAACACCATCACAAGCACAATCAGGCTCGCCACACTCACACTCTGCCCTTGTTTTTTCCGGTGTAGGGTCAGTCATTAACCATCTGTATTCATATCTAACAGCATCTTCATACTGATTAGTATTGAATAACTGACCGCTGGAAGTCATATAAAACAAGTTTGTGTTATTAACAGTAACAAGTTTTACATTTACTTCTGCCATTCTTTCAGGAGTCATATCCTGCATAATTCTGTCATAATTGTTCATCTTAACTTATCTCCTTAAATATAATATTCATATATACATTACTCCGTCTGTAGTTTTGACAGAGTAAACAGTATTGAATTGATATCTTTTTCCTCAAGTTCTTTGTAAGGTAACTCAAGATAATATGTTGTAGGTAACTTATGATACTTACAACCCATAAATAGTAAGTCATTTAGACCCCATTTATCTATAAGCTGTTTAGCGTCATCATTGAATACCTCCCACTTACCTTTACGAATAAACTCGTTGAACTCCGCAGCAATTGCTACAACTTTGTCTCTTAACTCTTGTGGCACATTTAATTCCATATTAACATTCCTTCCTAACTTTTATTGCCTTATATATTATATAAGGAACAGCCCATATAGGACAACTAACAATAAGTCCGAGTAAAGCTATAATAAATCCGATTGAACCGATTAATCCATAAGCCATTTGCTCGAATATTGTTAAGTCATATTCATAATCTTCGTATGCTAAATCTGTATGCCAGTAGTCCAGGAATCTATCTTTTATGCTCATAAAGCAGTAAACTCCCCTTTAGCTTCATTCAACTCTTTACGCACTACAGTTGCTAACTTCATTGCAATATCTTCTTCAAGAGGTTCAAAGTGTATAATGCTGTGATTCTCAACTTGATAATCGCTTTTCATACTTTTTATTTCAATTGATGCAATAGCTTTATTTCTGCTGAAAACATCTGGACCTACAAAACTTTGAAATAAATCAAGCAAGTCACTCAGATAGTTAATACGGTCGTTAAGTGCTTTTGCTTTATTAAAAGTACTTTCTGTCATACTATATAATCCTCCACAATATAAGCCAAGTTAATACTATTTGTAGTAAATGAACCGATTGGTCAACTATAAGATTTATCTGATGTTTATTTGCTTTCATATCATCAATCAATGCGTGAGCTAGAAGATTGCTTATAAATATTGATACTACCGCTGGTGTAAGTTTAAATGAAATTGAAACAAATATCGGAAGCATTATCATAAAGGCCCAACTGAAACTATGGCACAACAAAGCTATGACGTAATCGTGTTTATACATATCTTTGTAACCTTCTTGCTTCACCCACCACTCTTTTTGTTTCATTGAAGCAAGAATACCTTGAAGTCTGTAATCATCTATGATATGCAAGAATATCATAATAAGTAGTATATGTATCTTATTCATAATTTCACCTTTTAAATCAACCTTAGAATTTCTTTGGGTACAAACTCAGAAACATCTTTTCCGTATTGAATAAGTTCTTTCACCATTGAAGATGATATGGCTGCATTGGATGCCCTAAAGTAAATGTGCCTTAATTCTGGGTTGATGAGTTCATTTACAGCAGCAATATTTTCTTCATAGTTATAATCAATGTTGTTTCTTAATCCTCTGATTATATAATCAACATAATGCTTTTTAGCGTAATCAGCTATGAGTTCATCGCATACAACAACTTCAACATTGTTGATGTCAAGTCGCTCAAGTATATCCCATATAGCATCTTGCGTGAGCTCTCGTTCTCTTCTAGTTCTATGGGTCTTTGATGCGTTTGTACATATCAGTAGATAAACTGTATCAAACATTTTTGACGCTTCAACAACTATATCAAGGTGCCCATTAGTAAAGGGGTTAAAAGAACCTGCGTATATTGCTTTCATACTATCTACAAGGCTTAGGTTCAAAGTGTTTAGCACTCACCCAACGCCATTCACCTTTCTCAAAAACTAGAAAGTGAGGATAACCATTACGGTCATTTCTCACGGAATAGATTGTAACAGGACCTTCAAATGATGGTTTACGTTTATCATATAAATTAAACATTATCCTCACCTCTTGTACAGTAAGCAACTATCTTACTACCTATCTGTCTACCTTCAAAATAGAAAGGCTCTGCCACAAACTTTATCTTAAAGCCCGCCTCTTGATAATCAAATAATTTGTCACAGGCATCTGTGTAATTGCAGCAGTTAAACTTTATATCAAAGTTATGCTTAATTGCATATTCTAAGTTTTCCTCAGCTGCAAATAAGTTATCAAGATGCACATAATCAATTCCGTTTTCACGGATAAGTTTTACACCGTATTTAGCTCCCATAAGATACTCCTTCCATTGTTATACATATATTATATATGATAATAAACAAAGAACCAACTATTACTAGTTGGTTTCTACTTTAATATATTCAATGTCATAGTATAACAAATCATTCTCACGAGGCCATTTGTCAAATACAGGAGTTACTTTAACGGTATAACCACTTCGCAGTAATGCTTCTGTCATACGTTGAACATTATCCATATACTTTATTCGGCTCCCACCGCGGTCATAATTGATTGAAGTATTAGTTGTTTGTGCACTTCCCATTATTGTCCTCCTGTAAGACTTTTTAAGGTTTCTTTTGTGAGTTGTAATGTGCGTGTTTGTTCTCCATTGTTATTAACTATATATAAGTCCCTGTCGCCCACAGTAACTTTAGTTAAACCATATTCACGATGCTGAAAATCATCGATGGAATATAATGTAGTCCCACTTACGTATGTAAATGCATAACAAAGTTCAACACGCATCACTCCACCAAAATTGTTTGTGATGGGTTTATCATACATATATACGCTAGTTACTTCATAATACTGTATACGGCTTTCATACTCCTGTTGCTTTTGTAATTCATACGCTTGCTGCTCAGCTGGAGTCAATGAATTATACCACTCAGTGTGTTTCTTGTGGTCAGTGTATATCCAGATGCCTAACCCAGCAACAACAATTGCTATACATAAAAGTATAACTACCCACCAAGCATTTTCTTTTAAAAATTCTTTCATTTCTTATCTCTCTTGCAATCAGCGGAACAAGTTTTATCAACAAACTTTTCTGTTGTTTCGGGCATAATAGTTCCGTGCTTAACTAAATCAAAGAGCAACTTACTCTTCTTATACACATCTTTATATTCAGATGGTGTGTCACAAAACATATTATTTGAAACATAAAATA